CAATGCACATCCTGCTGCTCTTCACTTTAATCACGTAGATCCTGACAAGAAGAAAGCGCCTGTAAGTAGATTGATGGAGTATGCTATTAAGACTATTAAGGCAGAGATAAGGAAGTGTGAAATCTTATGTGCTAATTGTCACGCTATCCATACATATGATGAGAAGCACCACTTAATTAAGCAAGGGTAGACTTATGCGTAGGATTAGAAGTGATGACTACAGAAAGTATGATGCAGAGAGAAAGAGAAAACATCAAGCTAAAGGCCAAGCTATAATAAGAAGACTTAAAACTATGAAAGGTTGCGCCGTTTGCGGTTACAAAGAACATCACGCAGCCCTAGAGTTTAATCATATAGATCCCGCAACAAAGTTATGTAACATAAGTCACGTAACACATTATGCAGTTTTTGGTAGAAACACTAAAAGTAAAAAGAAATTAAGGGATGAGTTATCTAAATGTGAAGTGTTATGTGCTATATGTCACAGAATAAAAACATTTGAAGGTCAGCACTGGAAAGGTAAATAAATGATCAAAGTAACATACAAAGGCCACATGGGTAATGACCTTACAGTTTGTAATGCTGCCCGTGTTTCATTCGGTAAAGAAACTGAGTGGGATTACGAAGAGTCAGATGCTTACAGCTTTAAGTCACACCTTAAAACAAAAGATAGAAAGCTTATACAATACCTAGCCAAGCACAAACACATTAGCCCCTTTGGGCATTGCTTTGCCAGCTTTCACATCAAGGCACCAGTCTTTGTAGCTAGACAGTTAGTCAAGCATAAGTTTCTACGGTGGAATGAGATTAGCCGTAGGTACGTGGACAATGAGCCTGAGTTTTATGTACCTGATACGTATCGTGGGCGTAGTCTTGATAAGAAGCAAGGTAGCTCTGGTAAAGTAACTGTATCTGACAACGGCTTTAACGAGATTGCATTGACTGAGTATGAATTTCTACTAGATTTAGGTGTATGCCCAGAGCAAGCACGTATGGTACTGCCACAGTCTATGATGACTGAGTGGTATTGGTCAGGTAGCTTAGATGCCTTTGCTGACATGTGTAAGCTTCGCTGTGCGCCTGACACACAAGCCGAGACATCAGAGGTAGCGTGGGATATTGATCGCATTATGGTAAAATTATTTCCTGTGTCGTGGGAAGCATTAAGGGAGAATGACTAATGAGGGGTAATATCAATGGCGCAATTAAGGCAGCAGCTATTGTAGCTTTACTTATAGCTGCGCCACCTGTGTTGATAGCTATGACGTATGACGAATATCCAAAGTATTGCAAGCTGTCGATCTTGCTACCGTGTATAGGAGTAAGTGATGAATGACATTAAAGTAACAGATGTAGAAGAGCACCTTGATGGTAGCGCTACACTACAAGTAGAATGTGCCCCTGAGATATTCGCAGCCATCTTCAACGTAGGGTTTGTAGCTATTATAAAGAGAGGCCTAGAAAGTGAGAAGTGGCAGACATGTGTAAGCTGTGGTGGCCCCGCTAAGAATGATATGTGTGGCTTTTGCTTAGAAGAGGAGTAGTACCATGAGTATGGCTGGAACAATAGAAGACATGCGTTGGGAAATAAAACTGTTGAAAGATGAGAACAGTAGGCTTAGACGTTTCATTAAGGATCACAAACTGATTCGTGAGTTTGACGATGAAGAACGTAAGAGAGCCTTAGAGAGAGCAAGAATAAATAAATAACTACACTTGTAGGAGACAAGGATGATTGAATTAGCATTACTAAAAACTCTACTTAATAAAGAGTTTTACGATCAGCACAAAGGCATACGCTGCCCTGATAAGATCTTTACTAAAGACACACGTAAGATCAAACAGGCGTTAGATACGGCAATGCAGACGTATGAAGAAGATATGTCTGTGTCAGATCTTGAGGCTGTGTTCATGGGGCTTAATCAGACCATGACAACGGCTACGAAATCTGCATTCCAGGATTTGTTTCAGCGTTTAGATAAGGCTGAGCCTATCAAGAAAGACATTGCAGAAGATACTTTGAGCCACCTGTTTCAGCAGTACGTTGGTGAGCAGGTTGCCAATCTAGGTTTCGACTTTGTGAATGGTAGCCAGAATAGTCTTGAGCCTTTACGCCGCTTATTAGAGGATTACAAAGATGATTTTACTCCTAACCTTCGCATTGATTGGGATGATATTGACATTGATACATTGCTTGCTGCTAATAATCTTGAAACACAATGGAAGTTTAATATACCAAGTCTCCGTAGAAAGGTGGAAGGCGTTAGTAATGGTCATCTTCTTGTGGTTGGTGCTAGGCCTAATACTGGTAAAACTTCCTTCCATGCCTCTCTGGTAGCCGGTACTGATGGGTGGGCATCACAGGGTGCCAAGTGCATTGTACTGTGTAACGAAGAGAGCTACGAGCGTGTCGGTGCACGTTACCTAAGTGCTGCAACCAACATGAGTATGGATGAAGTGAAAGAGAATGTATCTCTGGCACGTAAGCGCTACGATCCAGTAAAACAAAACATCCGTATCAAAGATAGTACAAACAAAGATATGAAATGGGTTGAGGCAGTAGTAAAGAATGAAAAGCCTGACATTGTTGTTTTGGATATGGGTGACAAGTTTGCAACCAAGAATAGTGATAAGTCAGACATATACCTCAAGGATGCAGCCATCCATGCACGTAACATTGCAAAGCAGCATAATTGTTGTGTGATTTGGATGTCTCAGCTATCTGCTGTTGCAGAAGGTAAGGTCTACGTTGATCAGTCCATGATGGAAGGGTCTAAGACAGGTAAGGCAGCGGAAGCAGATCTTATGGTTTTAATCTCTAAAGACCCTATCGTAGAAGGGCAGTCGGAAGAGTCAACACGGCGGCACCTAAACATTGCTAAGAATAAACTAAAGGGTGGGTGGCATGGGGTTGTCCACTGTGAGTTAGATGGTGAGCGTTCACTCTACACCGCTTAGGAGAATAGATGAGACTTGTATTAGATGTAGAGAACAGCATCACATGGCGTGATGGTAAGACGTTCATTGACCCTTATGAGGTAGGCAACCACCTTGTTCAGGTAGGCATGGTAAATGCTGACAACAAAGAAGAGCTTATGCTTGTTACATTAGATCACAATGAGCATAAGGATTCAGACGGTCAAGGTAGAGCCTTGATACAGAAGTTACTTGATAAGACTACACTGCTTATCATGCATAATGCCAAGCATGATCTTATGTGGCTATGGGCCAGTGGATTTACGTATGATGGTGATATCTATGATACCATGTTGGCAGAGTATATATTGTGCAGAGGGCAGAAGCCCAAAGAAGGCATTGGCCTAGCAGCCTGTGCTATTAGAAGAGGCTTAGCAGAGCAGAAAGAAGACTACCTTACTGCCTGTATAAAGAAAGGAATAAACACCCATGAGACGGATCTCGACTCTCTTAGCCTTTATCTTCGGGCTGACATCCTCACAACTTGTGAGTTGTTCCACAGCATCGAAGCCGACTACGCAACCCCCGAATCCAGATCCCTTTATGCAGTCAGAACCGTCACCTTTCAAACATGCAGAACCCTCACCGAAATGTACATGTCAGGACTAAAGGTAGACCTTGATGTATTGGAGCAGGTTAAGGAAGAGTTTGAGCTTGAACAGGCGCAGATAGAAGAGCGTCTGCAGAGCCAAGTGCGGGATCTTATGGGTGATACACCTATCAATTTAAACTCGCCTGAACAGCTATCTCAGGTTATCTTCTCACGTAAGCCTAACGATAAGAAAGAATGGGCTGATATATTTGAGTTTGTAAAAGATAAGGCTGAATTTAAATCTGCAGTCAATGCTAATTCTAAGATGCTGTTTAAGACTACCGCTTTTACATGCCCTACATGTAACGGGGCAGGTCATACGTACAAGACAAAGAAAGATGGCACACGTTACGCTAGACCCAACAAGTGTACCACCTGTGACTCAAGAGGTTATGGCCTGAAAGAGTCAAAGCAAATGGCCGGGCTTGGCTTTAGTGCACCAAATAAGAAGTGGGTAGCGCATAGTGGTTTTGGTACAGGAAAGGATAACTTAGATGCACTGGTGGCAACTGCTAGGAACAATAACATGGAAGCTGCGGCAAGCTTTATTCTGGATGTTAAGCGCCTTAATGCTATCACTAGCTACCTTTCTAGCTTTGTTAGCGGCATATCTGTGCATACTAAGTCTAACGGATACCTTCACGCAACTCTTAGCCAGCACATAACAGCTACAGGTAGGTTTAGCAGTAAGAATCCTAACATGCAAAACATGCCTCGCGGTGGTACATTCCCTGTTAAGAAAGTATTTGTGTCACGTTGGGAAGGCGGTAAAATTTTAGAGGCAGACTTTGCCCAGCTTGAATTTAGAGCGGCTGCGTTCTTAGCTCAAGATGAGGTTGCAATGAGAGAGGTTGAAACAGGCTTTGACGTACATGCTTACACTGCAAAGGTTATCTCTGATGCAGGGCAACCTACAGCTAGACAGGCAGCAAAAGAGCATACGTTTGCCCCGCTCTTTGGCGCTACTGGTTATGGGCGTAGCAACGCTGAGAAGGCTTACTACGAGCACTTCAATGATAAGTACAAAGGCATAGCACAGTGGCAACAAAACTTAGCTGACGAGGCAATGCGCTTCAATAAGATTACCAACATCAGTGGTAGGCAGTATGCTTTCCCTGACATTGAGCGTAGAGCTAATGGTAGTGTTACACACTTTACTATGTTAAAGAATTATCCTGTGCAGGGCTTTGCTACGGGTGATGTTACCCCTGCTGTACTTAATGAGTTTCACAAAAGATTGAAGCCACTAAAGTCTGTACTGATCAACACAGTACATGATTCAGCAGTAGCTGACATACATCCAGATGAAGAAGAAGAGGTATTACAAATAGTTGCAGATCTTAATGACAACCTTGTGGATCTAATAGAAGATGTGTACAAAGTACGTATGAATGTGCCACTATTATTAGAGGCAAAAATAGGCCCAAACTGGCTTGACACAAAAGACGTATAATGTATAACTACAATTTCCTGAAACGCTCATCGAAAGGAAAAGATATGAGCCAAGAATTAGCAGTAGCACTAGACCGTGGACAATCAATGGCAGAGCTTATGGGTGTGTCTAACAACACACAACAGAGCGCAACGCCTAGCGTATCACGGCTCAACGTCAACCAAGAGATCCTAGAGAAAGAGGTATCTATGGATGGCGAAACGTTTATGAAACCAACCGTACCAAAAGGAGCATATAAACTAACTACAGGTGATGATGTAGTCTACAGTAAAACAGTTACTGTGCGTGTCTTTGCTGTACGCCAACAGTGGCAGCGCTGGAATGGTGACACTACTGAAATGGAGAAAAGCGTTTTGGCTAACAGCCTTAACAAGGATCTCAAAGATAACTTAGGTGGTTATAACTTAGGTAGGCCATCAGGTTATATCGAAGACTTCAATGCACTTCCAGAAGCAACAAAGTCTCTCATTCGTAGCGTAAAGCGAGTTAAGGTATTCTTTGGCTTGGTAACATTAGATAGCCCTACAGATGCTATGGGTGAAAAAGTAGACGGTAATTTCACGGACATCCCGTTTGTGTTTGATGTTAAGAACCGTGACTCTCTTAAAGCACTAGATGGTGTACTGGCGCAGATCAACAAGAAGAATCTCCTGCCACCTATGTCTACTATCAAGCTATCTCCTGCTGTAGGTAAGATCCCTACGGGTGCTACCTTTGGGTACGTTACTGCAGCAATCGGTGATAAGGTTGAGCTATCTGATGATGACAATGGTATACTAGGAAACTTCTTAGACTTCATTGAATACATCAACGTCTCACTCTTAGATAAGCATGAAGAGCGTAGCTCTGATGGTCTGTCACACGCCGACAAAGAGATTGTAGCTTCAATCGTAGAAGTGGAAGAGTAATGGAACATCCTGCTGAATTAGCAATCTTCTCTTACTTACAGAAGGCTATGGCAGGTGAGGCATCAATGTCAAAAGAGGTGGCTTCTAAAGTCGCCTCTGATGTTGAGGCTGCTATGCTAAAGCAGTTTGCTAGTGGGCCGCGTGACGAGTTTCGTATGCGTATGTCCAATCTTGGTAAGCCTAAGTGTCAGTTGTGGTATGAAAAGAATGACCCAAAGGATAAGACCCCTTTCCCACCACACTTCTTGATGAACATGGTCTTAGGTGACATTGTTGAAGCTGTGTTTAAGGGCATCATGCGTTCTGCTGGTATAGACTTTAAGGACAACGATAAAGTCACACTAAAGCTACCTCACGGTCAAGAGATAAACGGTGAGTATGACATGGAGTTGGATGGTAAGATTGACGATGTAAAGTCTGCCTCTCCTTGGTCATACCAAAACAAGTTTGCCTCATTTGATGCACTAGAGAGTGGTGATAGCTTTGGTTACATCCCACAGCTTGTAGGCTACGCAGAGGGTGCAGGTAAAGGTGTTGGCGGCTGGTGGGTTATCAATAAAGCTAATGGTGAGTTTAAGTATGTCTCAGCCTCTGAGGTAAACAAACAATCTGTGCTAGATGATATCCAGGATACGGTTGATTATATAGATCAAGACCAGCCCTTCGAGCGTTGCTTTGAGCCAATCGAAGAAACGTTTTACAAGAAGAAGACAGGCTTTAAGAAGCTAGGTACTGAGTGTGGTTTTTGCGCTTTTAAACATAAGTGCTGGCCTAACCTAAGTACAGAACCTGCTAGAGCATCAAAAGCTAAGAACCCAAAAATGGTAGACTATGTAGATTAAAGGATTAAAGACATGGCTAAATTAATTATTAATGATAAAGACTATTACACTGATGACTTCAACGAAGAGCAGGTAACTATGCATCAAGAAATCATTCTAGCTCAATCAGAAATTGGCCGTATGGATTACTTAACCAAAGTACTGCAAGCTCGCTGTAGTATGTTAGGTGGTATGATTGTTGAAATTGCTGATCAAGAAGAGACAGATGAAACCGAAACATCAGCGTAAGACTTATCGTAGTGGCCTTGAAAGAGAGGCTGCTGCATTTCTAAAGGCCAACCAAAAGAAGGTGTTGTATGAAAAGATAAAGATAGAATGGGAAGACCTACGCTATCGGACATACACACCTGACTTTGAGTTAGACAATGGTATCTTTATAGAAACAAAAGGTATCTTTGATAACGAAGACAGGCGCAAGCACTTGGCAGTAAAGGAGCAACATCCAGAGCTAGACATACGCTTTGTATTTAGTAACGCAAATGCTAAGTTGTATAAAGGTGCCAAATCTCGCTACTATAACTGGTGCGATAAACATGGCTTCTTGTGGTCACATAGGTTAATACCTGTAGAGTGGCTAAAAGAAAAAGGTAGGCGGTGTAAGCTTGAAAGAGTAGCACTCAAAACACAAAGGAAGAAGTGATGTCTTACAAAGTAAAAGATGATGAAGTTGCTGTTATTATAAAGCCTGTTATGGATGAAGAGGGTAATTGGACGCTTGAGTTAGCTACAGGTTTAGCCTTTGGTGAGGTCATAGATGCGCCTATGCCCGCAGCACATGCAGCTTTTGAGGCTGCGCTTTCTATGGCAGCGTCTTTAACCTTTCTAGCAGATTACCCTGAGTTTGAGGAAGAGCTTGTCGAATATAAACAGGAAATGCTAAAAGATATATTTCCTGAGCAATATGCTGCTGCTGAAAAAGAGTTATCAGATGCAGAAAAAGAAGAGGTTTACAGCAAGAAAGGTAACGTATATACACTTAATGCGTTCACTAAAACACAAGGAAGTGCTTAATGGTAGATCCTGTAAATAAACCCGTACACTATAATCAAGCTGGGATAGAGTGTATAGAAGCTATACGTGCTATGACATGTAAGATGGATGGTACAAGTGCGTATATGGCTGGTAATGTATTGAAATACGTTTGGCGTCACGAGTATAAGAATGGTCTGGAAGACTTAGAGAAGGCGCAGGTATACTTAGGTTGGCTAATAGATAACTACAAAGAGAATCACAAATGAACACCAAGACATTTAGTGTTATGTTTATGTTAAACGTAGAGGAAGAAAACAACATTCTATCATCGTCTGATGAGCACCATCAGGAAGATGTTTATGACCTAATAACAAATGTTATGTATGATGTTGATGATGTAAAAATACGAAATTTAATAGTTAAGGAGCGGCAATGATTAACGAGACAGACTTAGAAGCATTTGGTTACTTCGACATGTTTCAGAACAGCCCTGATTGGGATAGCGATCCCTTACGTTTCTACAGTCAGTTTGTAGAAGACAAAGTTTTTACTAAAGGGCGAGAGCGCTTAGTAGAAAACACTTTGGGTCTTGTAGGAGAATCAGGAGAGGTTGCAGAAAAGATAAAGAAACTATTTCGTGACAAAGGAAAGTTTAGTGATGAAGATGTACTGAAAGAGTTAGGGGATGTGTTGTTCTACGTTGTTGCATTATCGAATATCTTTGGCGGTAACTTAAAGAAGACTATGGAAATGAATATGGCAAAGCTGGATGACAGAGAGCAGCGCGGAAAACTAAAGGGTTCAGGAGACAATAGATGAGCAACCTACTACCAACAGACTACCAGACATTTATCCACAAATCACGTTATGCCAAATACTATGATGGTTATGGCCGTGAGTTTTGGACAGACACAGTAGAGCGCTACATGATCAATGTAGTAAATGCTTTATTGGACAGCAAGGTTTGTAGAGAGATTGAATCTGCAATACTCAACACAGATATTATGCCATCTATGCGAGCGCTTATGACTGCTGGCCCAGCTTTAGATAGAGATAATACTGCTGGCTATAACTGCAGCTATTTACCCGTAGATGACCCTAAGTCCTTCGATGAGGCTATGTACATCCTCTTGTGTGGTACTGGTGTCGGTTTCAGTGTTGAGAGGCAGTACGTTAGCAAGCTCCCTGAAATACCTCAACTCTTCGATAGTGAGACTACAATCGTTGTCAAGGACAGTAAGGAAGGTTGGGCTAAAGCTTTCAGACAATTGCTGGCACTCCTTTGGGCTGGTGAGATCCCTCAGTGGGATATTGGTTTGGTACGCCCTGCAGGTGCTAGGCTCAAGACGTTTGGTGGTAGAGCAAGCGGCCCAGCGCCTCTAGTTGAATTGTTTAACTTTGCTATCACAACCTTCAAGGCTGCACAAGGACGCAAGCTATCTAGCATTGAGTGCCATGATCTTATGTGCTTCATTGGTCAGATCGTTGTAGTTGGTGGTGTACGCCGTTCAGCTATGATTAGTTTGTCTAACCTAAGTGATGACCGTATGCGTCATGCTAAGTCAGGACAGTGGTGGGAAACAGCCCCGTGGAGAGCCTTAGCTAACAACAGCGTAGGGTACACAGAGAAGCCTGACATGGAGACATTCATGCGTGAGTGGACAGCCCTTGTAGCATCTAAATCAGGTGAGCGTGGTGTCTTCAACCGTCAAGCTTGTGTCGATCTAGCAGCGAAGCATGGGCGTCGTGATCCTAACTATGAGTTTGGCTGCAACCCCTGCAGTGAGATCAGCTTGCGCCCGTACCAATTCTGTAACTTAACAGAAGTTGTTGTGCGTTCTACTGACACTATTGATGACCTAGAGCGTAAGGTACGTCTGGCTACTATTCTGGGAACAGTACAGTCTACTTACACTAAGTTTCCTTACTTGCGTAAAGTATGGCAGAAGAACACAGAAGAAGAGCGCTTACTTGGCGTATCACTTACAGGTGTTATGGATAACCCTCTAATGACGTCTAAGAATCAAGGATTGGAGCAGACTCTTGAGCATTTACGTAGTGTGGCTGTCAATACTAACGCTGAATTTGCTGGTATGCTTAATATACCTGTATCTGCAGCGATTACATGCAATAAACCATCGGGAACGGTATCACAACTGGTGGATTCAGCCTCTGGGATTCACGCTCGCCATAGTGCCTATTATATCCGTACTGTGCGCGGTGATAATAAAGATCCGCTAACACAGTTTATGAAAGACAAAGGTATCCCTAACGAGCCTTGTGTAATGAAGGGCGACACAACCACAGTATTTAGCTTCCCTGTAAAGTCACCTGAGAATGCGGTTACACGTAATGATATGACAGCTATTGAGCAGCTAGAGTTGTGGCTTACCTATCAGCGACATTGGTGTGAGCATAAACCAAGCGTGACTATATCGGTACGGGATGCTGAATGGATGGAAGTGGGTGCATTTGTTTACAAACACTTTGATGAAATGTCTGGTGTATCATTCCTGCCTCATACAGATCACACGTATCAGCAAGCACCCTACCAAGATTGTACTAAGGAAGAGTATGAAGAGCTTTTAGCTAAGATGCCTACCAGCATTGCTTGGTCAGAGCTTACTGAGTACGAAAGCGAAGACAATACTGCAGGTAGTCAGACTATGGCGTGTACAGGTGATTCCTGTGAGTTGGTAGATCTGACATGAGTGTATACACATTAGTGGGGCGGCTTGACTGCCCTCACTGCTCCAAAGCTATGGGGTTGTTGAGAGATAGCGGCCTTGCTGCTCAGTACTACTCTCTCAATGACTCCAAGTGGTTACTTGACTTGTTTAAGAAGTCAGGTATAAAGACTGTACCCCAAATCTGGGATATAGAAGGTAATCACATTGGTGGTTACACAGACCTGAAAAAACTCTTGAAAGGAGAATGATATGACAGGTTTTGAATTTATGGTAGTAGCAGGTATTGGTATGGCAGCGGTAGGTGAAGTTGTTGCTCTTACTGCAGAGTATGGCCCTGTACTTGTTGATCAAGTTAAAGGCTGGTTCTAATGTATGTTTTAGTCCTAATCATGTTTCATGGGGCGGCGTATAAGATGCAAGCCCATGATGTCTTTTTTAATAGTTATCAAGAATGCAAACAGTTTGCTGATCCAATAAAAGAGAGATTGATTAGGACTAAACCTTCACCTTCTTCTGATGTGAAATACTACTGCTTCCAAGTACCAGAAAGTACATAATGCAGTATGAGCTTTTTAAATGCTCTGAATACCAGAGCGAAGAGATGTTTATAGGTGAGGGTAAAGTTTGTATTGCGTGTAATAAGTACAAACCTTTTTACCATTTCTCTAAACATGTAGGGCATAAAGATAATCACGATGGTAGATGTAGAAAATGTGTAAATAGTCAGGTAAGACTTAGAAAGGCATTAAAAGCACAGGCTCCACCTAAGCCAAGTATATGTGACTGTTGTGGCAAACAATCATCAGACATTGTATTAGATCATTGCCATGAAAAAGAAGAGTTTAGAGGTTGGGTATGTCGTTTTTGTAATGCTGGAATTGGTTTATTGCAGGATAATATAGACGGTGTAGAAAAAGCTCTTACTTACTTAAAAGTGCACTACAATAAAAGGAATACCAGTGAAACTAGAACGAGAAGCCAAGGCATACATGGACACAAAGACTAATCTTTTTAAGGCTGACCTGACAACACAGGCAACAGGCTTAGAAGTGCACTACAATAGAAACCTACATCACTGTGATGAAAAGGAGAACGCTTTAGAGCGACTTACTGAGTCACAGATGTGGGCTAAGCTCGCTGCTGAAAAGTATGGTATTAAATAAAGAAAGGGGCGCTTAGTGCGCCCCCTCTGCTATTCTTTGTAGACTTGATCGTGGTAGTCTAGGTAATTTAGATACATATACAATTCATTGTAATTCATGTCTCTAATATTTGTTGTAGCTCCCTTGTTCTTCATAAACCTCTTTGCTTCTGCTTTAGAGTTTCTATTGCCAGTAGCCGATGCTTTCCTGCGTAAACTCTGGATAATGGTATCAGAGTCTGAGCTTGCCTCTAAGTAAGATTTTACATCTGCACGTATCTTAGTCAGCCTGTCAGATACCATAGTACGTCTTTGCTGTAAGTTAGCCTTTTTAAACTTAGGATCAGCTAACAACATTTTTGACTCCCTCTCTAATAGAGGTGCAAATACTTTGTTAAAGACCTTATCGTACCCAGCAATCTCAGATCTCTCCCCTGCAGTCCACGGTGCCATCTCAGCCACAGAGTACAACTCTTCTGCTGCAGTACGCCTTTGTTTAATAGTCACACCTAAAACTTTAGCAAGTGGGTTGGGGTCATAGACCTCACCTTCACGTATACCTACACGTAGCTCTTCGCCTGTAAGAGTATTCTTTGTTTTATCATTGAGATCCCCTTTAGCAGTATCAATGGCATCAATAAATACTTCTGCTAAGTTATCAACATATTTAAGCGAAGACTGTGACAGCGTATCTATACCCTGAGATTGACGTACATCTTTAGCCGTGTCTGTTTCAGTTGCGAAGCCTACAAGCTTGTTTAGCGTGTCTAGTGGGCGGGTGTAACCAGATAAGTAATTACCACCAGCTTTAGTTATTCCTGATCCAAACCCAGCCTTCAAGTAATCTACATCACCTTCCATGTTAACGAAGAAGTCTACAATAGAGTTAAGATCATTACCAAACTGTGCATCAGAAGCAAACTGACCTACTGCCATCTGCTTGCCTAATTCTGTAACAAGCTCTGATGGTACAACGTCTCCATCTTTTCTGATACCAAGTATACGTCCAGCCAGTAGAAACATAGAAGCTGGGAATTGGCTCTTCATGTCAATTACATTACCTGCGCCTGACTCAACTTCGTAAACTCCTAAGCCTTTCTTTCTACGCTCTTCATCATAAGCTATAGCTAGACCTACAGTAGAGTATGCAACCAGCGTTCTAGAAAAAGCCTCTGTAGGCTTGAGCATGTCTACGTCTTCGCCCTTCTTAGCAGCACCACGTACCAGAGCGCTTGCCATATCAACGGCACCACCTGCTGACCACTGATAGCCTGTAGCTATAACGTTATTAAAGAAGCGCCCAAAAGGTAGGATAGTACCTACTACGGGGATGTTAGAAAGCTTCTCAATTTGTCCTGCTGCTAAACCTAAGAAGTTTTCCTGCGCTGTGTAATCTTTAGAGAAAACTGAGCGCAGTGTTTGATCCAGAGCACCACCAATAACGTCATTATCGATAAGATCTATATCACCTTCTTTAAGAACAGTCATAAGATCTTTGTCATGCTTGAGCCGTACATACTTATCTAGCTCACCCATAAACATCTGTGACTTGGTAAAGCTATCTTGAATACGTACACCAGATATTTTTGTTGCGGCATCTGCAATAGTCTCAAGCTTCTTGGCTACACCTTTAGATGTGTCTATGCCATAGCGTTTGCCTGTACGCTCTACACCACCTGATACCGTTTCAAAGAGTATCTTGCTTACGTCTTTGTGTTGACCAAGAAAAGCCATATATGCGTCATGCGTAGTGTAGGGATCTAACAAGTTACGCATCTTCTGCGCTTGCATATCTAGATATACTCTACCGCGTCTACGTGTCTCAACAGCCTTCTGCCCCTTCTGTGTCATGCTCAAAGCAATGTGACCATAACCATTAAGCACATCAGCTAGGGTTGAAACAGTAGCGTACTGTGCAAAGCCAGCAACGTTTACTGCAGTTGTAGATGTTGACGATACAAGCATTCTGCGCCACAGGTTTTGACCATAAGCGAAAGGCTGTGCACGTTTAGCTTTCTCAGCTTCCTTCTTTAAGATCTCCCCTGATGCCTCACTGATAATAGTTTCACCGTGCAGTAGAGTACCATTTACTACCTTAGCTGCCTGACTCATCACGTTAAGCGTAGAACCACCACGGCTTGCCTCAAACGCTACCAAGTCCTGCAGGTTCTTCTGTGAGCTAGTGGCATCACCTAATGTAATACCTGTAATCTTCAACAGTTTATTTATCTCTGTTAGCTCATCTTCTGGAAGCTGTGGAACAATGTTACTTAGGGCGTCAGATATAGTAACGTTATTGGGTAGCTTATGCCCCGACTTAGCTAACTGAAAAGCCAATCCATCTACTGTGCCTTTACCATTAGCGCCTAAGATAATCTGGGAGAATACATCTGTGTCTGTAATGTTTCTACTGAACATATCTCTGCCAGCTTCAACTTTCTCTTTCCAGCTACGAACATTCTTTTTGATGTCTGCTGTTACGTCATCTATTTGAGAGTTAGTTAGCTTTATTGTTACTGGCTTAGTACGTTTCTCACGCATAGCAGCTAACTCACCTTCTAATCCTAGATCTGCGTAACCAGACTTACCCTTCATTTTACCTGCAACTATTTGGGCACCAGGAGCAGCCACACCAAAGAGTGAGCTAAAACCTGTTTGTAACAAGCTGTACTCATCCTGTGACTCTACATCAATCATAAGATTCTGAATCTGTAGATCCTGCAGCACTGCTAGGGATGTGTCTGTTGCTGCTGTAGCATACAAAGACTTCTTAGCTGCACCTTCTGTTATGTCTTGCTTAGCTTGCTGTCGAGCCTGTAACCTAGCACGGCGTAGGGCAAGATCTCTCTCCCGCCTTGCTGTCTCCCGCATAATCTTTTTAGCTGCAGGGTTCTTAGCCCCTATAGACAGAGCATGATTTAAAGCAGCCTCTCCCGCCTCTTTACCGATCTTCTCTGCTGCTTCACGAGAGGCACCTTTTTTGAGTGCTTCCTGTGTAGCCTTAGCTACGGAAAGCTTAACTGCTTGCTTTCCCCCTTGGGTAATACCAAAGCCAGCCGCTTTAGATATACCACCTGTCAATAAACCAAGATAGTTTGACGGGTCTTTAGCTGCAGCAAAGATATAATCCTTTATACCATCTACAGCCCCAAGTACCCCATCGTTTACAAACACACTACCTGTTTGATCATATAGGTCATATGCTTGCTTTGCTTTTACTTTATCTAACTCTGTTGCCTTAGATACAAATCTAGCCTCGCTTGCAGTAGATACAACGTTTGTATTGAACGCTCGCATATGATCAAAAAACTGTTCTACAAGTTTATCATCATCATATTCACCGCCATCACGGTACTGATATCCAAACCTAGACATCATGTAGTCACGTATCTTAGCAGCATTGGCAGACTTTTTTAGATCATCTTTCTTTAGTTTGCCTTGCTTGACGTTTGTATCTTGAGCAGCATCTCTTCTAGCGAGAAGGGTATCTATAGAAATACCTTTTTGTTTAGGCTCTATAGAAGAAACAGGAGCCTCTTCTTTTTTCTTTCTATCCAGTAACTCTTGTATAGAAACACTCATATTACTCTTCCATCATATTAAGGGCTTGCAAAATAATACTGGCAGCGTTGTCTAGATCCATGTAAGTAGAGTCAGCTACAAGCTCTGAGTTGCCTGAGTTTTCTTCAAACCAAGCAGCTAGTGCTTCTTTAACTTCTGAAATAGGATCGTCTTTGGTGATACCAAACTCTTCCATAGCTTCTAGCATTTGATCGTCATACTTCATAAAGAAGCCCATTTTATCTCTTACAGGTGTTGAAGTAGATACGTCAGGATCATCAAAACCTGCTTTAGGTTTCCTTGGCCTATCACCTAAACCTTGTAGTGGGGTACTGGGTGGCTTTGCATTGGGTACATCCAAAGGATCTGATGCAATAACTCTAGCCTCTTCTTCTGCAGGGCTTATTACAACTGGTTGCACTACATCTTTAAATGCCCCTGCCCCTACAGACCACATATCAAGAGGGCGTGGTGGTAGACCTGCAGCTACACGCTCCTTACGAGACATTTCTTTCCACTCTGCCAGAGTAACATCTGACATAGACTTTTTCCAGTTGTTGACTTTAGTGATGTTGATAGCTGCTGTATCACGAGGGCTAGTGCCTCTATCACTGAGGTTTATAGGCTGCTCTACAAATGCCTTGCTCTCTAAGATAGGTTTAGCATCAGGGTTTGTTTGTATCTCTTCCTGCATCTCAGGCTGCTCTAAAAGAAACCTTGAATTTTCTACGCTAAGGGTTTCATCTGTCTCATGGTTAAACACCCTCATATTACCTTCACCGTCTTCAAAAATAGTTGCTTTAGGTGATACAACGGAAGTAAATGTTACTGCATCAGGCTCTAACGAGAAGGGTAAACCTTCCATGTCCTGTGTTTGTACAGGGATAGGAGCGTTGTCTTGATTAACAATCTTAACAGTCTCTACTGGTTGATCCGCTGCAGGGGCTGGAACAGAAGGCACTGTAGGTGCTTTAGGTTGATCTGTATTAGTTTGAATCCCAGTAGGCGAGCTAGCATCGCTCAGGCTTTCTGTACTAGGTCTAGCTCTAGGACGTAAAGAATTTTGGGGAGCTAAATTAGAAGAAGGTTCTTCCTCTATTGCGCCACCCAAAGTCGCTGCAGTCCATCCCGGAACACCAACGATGTTGTCGTACTGACTACCCATTCGCTTCACAAAAGTTTCACCATAGTAAGCTGCAGCTTGGTCTTGCACATAGGGTACAAACTGCTCATTTAAAACTTGTAGTTTTTTCTTTTCTGCTTTTTCTAATTTATCTTGGGCTATTAGAAGATCCGACTGTGCACCTTCTACACCACGTTCTACTGCCTTTTTATGTGTAATAATTTCTTCTTCTATAGTCTCTATCTCATCCTGCACTAATTGAAAGGCATCATTAGCATTTACTGTAGACTGAAAATCTATACGTGCACTAGATACATCATTCTCACCAAACAAGTTAGGAGACAGGTAAGTAAGGTAAGAGTTACCGCCTACTTTATTATACGCAGAGGATGACGCCATTTGCTTTAGATCAAACAAGCTCATGCCTTCATAGACTTCTTCTTGGTCTAGCTTGAAGCGAACATCGTCCATAGCAGTACGCCCAGTTGTACGATCCCACCAATTAGACTCAGGGCGTTTATAATCGCCTGTGGTATACTTACCAATGCCAAAACCTTCATCAAGCATATCTTGTATAGTCACACCTGTCATAGAAGGATCAAGAGTAGTGGCAGCAAATATATCAGCGTTGTTCTTCACAAAGTCTATGCCTTGACTTGCTACACCTTTAGACAGAACACCATCTAAAGTAGATAACCCATCTAAGCCATTCTCTGCATATGCAGCCTTTACCATATCTTTTGTGCCGCCCTTACTAAGGATTTTCTGTGTAAGAGTTTCAGCATTATTACGTGCTTTAATCTTCAAGTCAGCTTTAGCTTGATACGCAGCCTGATTCTCACGAAGATCATCCATGTAATCTTCTGCTTTTTTCTTACGTCTTTGAATGTTCTCTGCAGATGTCTTAAAAAACCCTGTCAGAAATGCTTGTGCTGCTTCACTCATATCTATTGTCCTCGCGCCATAAGACCTTGCGGTGTTTCACCTTCAACCATAGGCTCCTCTGGGGCTTTATCCATAGGCTGTTCTATTGCTGCTGCTTCTGGTTCTTCGTCTATAGCATCCTGCATACCACGAAGCATCTCTGTTCCTTCATCCTCACCAGACTTAACGCTCTTTTCTATGGCGTCTGCAATGATTACATCTAAGCGGCGCTTCTCACGCGCTGTGCGTAGCTTATCTGGATCTACTGCTGTCTCAGGTGTCTCAACACCATAGGGCACCATAGCGGCCTTTATATAGGCTCCTACGATAGGTGCAGCCAGCATCTGTACATCAACGGTGTGCAACCCTTTCATAGTACCCATGATCATCAAGGTTTCTGTAACGTCCTGTATGTTAGCTCCAAGGTCAAACAATAGGGCCAGATCATCCATAGAGTCTTCATCAGAAAGCTTATCAATGTAGTACATGACAGCTTCTTCCATTGTATCCATCTCAGGTGGGTTTTCCCATGCATGGTTACGTGGTTCATCTGTTAGAGATTGACCTGGAATTGGCCCTTGAAATAAGTTTGTCATCTTTATGCCTTACTTTGTAAATCCTGCGCCAAAGTATAATCCTACGATGGCTGATACGATATGTGTGTCTAAGGGGGTTATTACGAATCCGTTAGCGTACTTCCATTGGGTTGCTTCTGCAGGGCCAAACAGCCAGTTAAGGAAGCCGCCCTGTACTTCTGTGTACCCTACAATAACGCTTACGTCAGGATACCATACTGCCACCAGCTTAGGCAACACTATAATAGAGAACACAGCAGATAGAGCAATGATTCTACGTGTCCATGCAAAGTGCTTATCTGTCTTACCTGCATCCCTAGCAGAGTTGACTTGATCTGCATTAAACTGAGCATTAGCAAGCATCATCTTATTCTGCTCTTGCTTGTTCTTCATGCTCTGACCCCATATAGACATTACTCCCCCCAACACTGTTGAGAAGAGCATAGTCAGTAATTCTAGGGGTAAGCCAAACATTAGTTAGATGCTACTCTTGTGTCAGGTCTAGCAGAAGGGCGTAGGGAAGTTTGAGGTGCATTGAATCTGTACTTGCTAAACAATTCTTTTCGATCATCTAAGCCTTCGTCACCACCATTTACTATTTGGGTTACTCGTGTTGTATTAGTGTAATCAGGCTCTCTTGATCTAACATTTCTTTTCCACCAAGCTACTGTTGCTTTTCTGGCTATTTTAGGGTCTAACATTAATTCTGGGTTATTCTCTAGGTCAATGCCTATATCTTCACCTATTTGTCTATAGTTTGCCCTGCCTGTTAGTTGAATGTAACCTCTACCTTTGTAGCGGCTACCATCCCCAACCTCAGTATTACCTAATTTAAAGTCCTCACCTCTATACTGATCGTCATAATATATGTCGAATATCATATTATTTTTTTGCGCGTCTGTACCGTCAGTAAATGCTTTGTTATTAGCTAGTGCATTAAAGGCAGCTTTTCTTTCAGCACTACCTCCAAGTTTAGCGGCTATCTGTGCAGGAGTACGTTCAACCCAAGAGCCGTTAACTTTTGTTTTAAGATACCCACCCTCTCTAATACTCGCAAATCTACGTGACTCATGTGCGGTTTGTGCCATAAATGAACGTAATTCATCTCCCTTGATGCCCTGTTCATATGCGTACTGATACATACCTCTTTCAGCTTTTCCTGCAGAAGTGTTTTCTGCCTTAACAAACTTTATACCGGGCGGTACTGTTTTCTCTAACCCAGCAGATATAGCATCTTCTCTCGCAGATCCTCTATCTTCTACTACTGGAGTAGTATCTTCTGCAGTTTCTACCTCTTCCTCTGCTACTGCCTTGGGAGACATAATCCCTTGAGGGGCACCTTTAGATTGTGTGATACCTTTCTTAGCTCTCTCCCTTGCTGCCTCTACAGCGCTTTTCTTAGCTTCTTCTTCCATGTCAACCACAGGTAAGCCCATCTCAGCAGCTTCTTTCCTCATGGTTTGACCTGCCATCATTCTAGCTAGATCCATATCCTCTATAGATAAAGACCCTGCACTAGCCATCTGTACACCTTCACCTACAAAAGACGAACCTTTGTTGGTGCGGTTACGTAGGTATGACCCTAAGCCAGAAGATAGCTCATCTACCATGACATCTGGTTGCTTAGGTATAGTGATACCGTCTGGTGCATCTTTAATAGTCATTGAGTTATCATCAGATGGCATACCAGTATTATACATCCCTGTGGCTTCAAGTAAGGCATCTTCAATACCACTAGAGCCTTTAACCCTGTCAACGTAAGATCGTAGCTCAGAAATATCAGGCTTAGGGCGATCCTTAGACATAAACGTCTGTTTAAACTTATCATCGTCCTTAAATGAACCACGTAGGTTTTGATAGAAGCGCTCTAAAAATTCGCCACCTGTACCTGATGCATCTGTATCAACCTGCCTATTACGAGACATGATAGAAGAGCTTGTATCTTCTGTTGATACATTATTCTGTTCATCATTCTCAAAGACACTAAAGTCAGGTAGAAAGCGGTATTGATTAGCCATTATATTATCCTTATCCGAATGCGCTGCCAGCCCAAGAACCAACAGCATTCCAGAAACCAGAAGTCTTTTCCGCTGCCGCTGATGACGCTGCCGCCTGTGCTGCTTTATCTGCACCATACTTTGCTGCATCTGATTGTATCTTAGCCACCATAATTGATGTAGCACGATCTGCATCATTGTTTGCTGTAGTATTAGCAAAACTCATCAAATCACGATACGTTTGAATTGTAGCATTATACGCATTCAATGTCATCTGCCCCTGACGCTGAGCATCTAAACGGTTTGCTTCATTGATAGCTGCATTATCTGCTGTCGTGTATGCTTGTGCCCATTGGGCGTTAGCCTGTGCTACCACTAAACGGTTTGTAGCGTTAAACTGCTCACGCTGATTAGCCTGTGCTGTGTTAAACTGTGCTAAGGCATTAGCCTCACCTGCATTGAATCGTGACATAGCATTAGCTTGGTCAGCATTAGCGAGTTGTACCCGTGCTCCTAGATCAGCAAAGAATTGATTTACTTGGTTCTCACTAGAAGCGTTAAACTGTCGAGCAGCATTCTCTGCGGCCTGATCAGAAAGCATAGCATTGATCTGCGCCTGTGCTGCAAACATTGTAGTCTGCTGCTCATTGGACAGGTTAGCCATATCCATTTGAAGAAACGCATTAGCAGATTGTATGTTAGCTTGTTGGCGGTTGTTGAGGTTAGCCATGTCTACCTGTGACATAGCTGCAGCATCAGCCATGATCTTAGCATTCTTAGCGTTAAGGTTTGTTATATCAACAGTCTGTGCCATACGAGCATTCTCTAGCGCAATCTGTTGCTCTGCACTAAAATTCATATTGGCAATGTCAGAGATCTTAGCTGCGTTAGTTACACGAGCTTGAAAATCTTGGTTAAACTCTAAGCCTAGAAACTGAGCGCGTTGCTGTGCAGCGAACATAGCAGTCTGCTGCCTGTTTGACAGGTTCTGCATCTCAAAGCTTGCAACAGTCTTAGCATCTTGAGAGGCGATAGGGATGGCGCTCTCCATTGCAGCCTGTACGATAGCCTGTCCAGCCATAGATGAAGATGAC